TCGTTGACTACGGTAGGCACACTTGCATCTCCGGTGCTCACGACGCCGGTCATCAACGGCACGATCACAGGTACAGGTCAATCTACCGCTGCGACTGCATCAGTAATTGCGGTACGCGATTCAAACGCAAATCTTTCGGCTGATAATTTTATCCAAGGGTATACCACTGTCGCCACGGCAGCAGGCACGACAACGATTGCCGTTGGAGACGTTGGAACTTATTTTTTTACCGGCACAACTACACAAACCGTCGCTCTCCCCGTCGCAAGTACGTTAGTGCTTGGCATGACTTGGCGAATTGTTAACAACTCAACTGGCGTCGTTACTGTGAATTCTAGCGGGGCCAATTTAGTGCTGGCTATGCCAACGCTAACCCAAGCCACGTTTACTTGTATTTTAGCTTCCGGTACGACCGCGGCTTCGTGGGATGCTCAAAATACAAGTAAAACTATAAGCTCGGGAGGACTTACCAACTTCACAGAAGCTGTTTCCACGTCCGCGCCAAACGCGACGGTCCCTGTCGCATCTTTTACTGCCACTAATGCCGCAACAAATGTCGATGCCACGCTCCGGCCGAAAGGAACCGGGGCGCTGACGGCAAACGTCGCAGACAATACGGCTACAGGTGGGGATAAACGTGGTAGTAATTCTGTAGACTGGCAAGCAAGCAGATCGGCTTCCACACAAGTTGCGAGCGGGAACTATGCCACCATTAGTGGCGGCCAAAACAATACCGCATCTGGCGGTACTTCTACCGTAGGCGGGGGTACAAGTAACAGCGCCATCGGTTCACAGGCTACCGTGGCTGGCGGAAATTCTAATACCGCTGGCGGTTCTGCGATTCTTTATCCGGCTGTTGGTGGCGGGTTTTCAAATTCCGCGACGAAAAGTTGGGGAGTGGTGTCGGGCGGTAGATCTAATGCCGCCTCGCAAGACGGGTCGGCTATTTTAGGTGGCCGAGACAATACCGCGAGCGGGACGTATGCGAGCATTGGTGGCGGCCAAAACAATACCGCCAGTGGAGCGCACGCCTGCATTAGTGGCGGCCAAAACAATACCGCATCGGGAACTCAGGCAACGATCCCGGGCGGTTATTACGCAGATACAAAAAGTATTGCTACAAAATACGCTTATGCAAGCGGGTTTTTTGCAGCGATCGGGGATGGACAGTTTGGCGAGTTAATCGTGCGTCGAGCCACCACCGACGCTACTGCAACGGTCTTGACGGCTCTCGGTGGCGCTCCGTCCGCAACGAACCAGCTCATTTTACAAAACAATCAAATGATGGCGATTTCAGGGGTGCTAGCGTGTCGCAAATCTGTGGCACAGGCAGACCAAGTTGCCGCGTGGACTTTCACAGCAGTCATCAGTCGAGGCGCTGCCGCAGCGAACACAGCAATGGTCGGCACGGCCACAATTACCTCGCTTGCAAACACCATCACTTCGCTTGGCGCAACGCCTTTTACTCTTACCGCTGATACGACAAATGGCGGATTAAAAGTTGAGGTAACGGGCGTCGCGGCAATAAATTTGCGCTGGGTTTGTAGGCTTTCGACCGTTGAAATTATTTACGCTTGAGGCTCGATCATGGCTGTTCAACTACCGCATAACGCAACGCAAATTGGCGTAAATTTTTCTCAGGCATACTGGCGTATTTCCGCAGTTAATATTAGTTTCCGCGCTGGTCATCCGGAAAAGCACAATGTTGGCATCACGGTTTCCGTCTATGCCAACGCTGCGGCGGCGGCTATCGAAGGTACGCAGCATGTTGCGTGGATGGAATATACCGCACCAATTTCAGATTTTAATTCACTGTCGGGAGACGACTTTATAGCTAAATGCTATGCGTGGCTTAACGCCCACACTGATCTGAGCGGCGGTAAGCCGGTCTAACTATGCTAGGTTTTGCCCCGCTTTCAGGGGCACCACTTTCCGCGCTTTTAATTTCGGGCGTCAGCGCGACGGTCACCGTCACCGGCGTATCCGCCACCGGCGAACTCGGCACCTCGACGGTTGCCGCCCAAGCTACGGTCTCTCCGACCGGCGTATCTGCCACCGGCGAACTTGGGACCGCTACCGTCGGTTTAGTGGTCTCTCCGACCGGCGTATCCGCCACCGGTGCGATTGGTACGGCCACAGTCACGATCCAATCCGGAGCCACGGTTTCGCCGACCGGCAGGCCGATAGGCGGAAGCCTTCCTCAAGTGCGCCACCGCACAGAAAAGGAAGTCAGAGACGAGCGCATAGCCAGGGGAATCATTCCCCCTGACGAGCCCGAAATACAGACCATTGTCGAAGCAAGCAAGGCACCGTCGCCGACGCTGGCCAAGCGCAGACTGCGCGAGTTAGTAGAAGGCCACATTCGCCTCGCTGAACTTGATCGAATGCTAACCGAAGTCATTCAGGCCCAGCAGATTGCCGACGAATTCGCTTATCAAGCCATGCTGCAAGACTTACAGCAGGCGCAAAATCAATTGACGAACCTGAACAACCGCAATGCAGTGATCATCCTGCTGGGGCTTTTATGAAAATATTCCTGCTGCTTCTGCTGTTAGTGTCCAATGTCTATGCGGCTGACAACACCGTACTCGGCGACCCGTCCGGCAATGACAATCCGGGCTACAGCGGCAAGTATTCGCTGCGCGTCAATTCCAGCGGCCAGGTGACCCAGACATTGCAGGCTGGCGAAGATCAGACCAACGACGTGCAGAAGGTCGGAGGCCAGTTCAGCTACTCGACGCCCAAGACAGCCGATTATCAGGTAAAGAACGCGGCAGGATTCGTCCATACGGTGACTTGTGTCGGGACCGACGCCGCAGCCGCAGCGAGAACCGCAAGATAAACGGCAATCACTACCTAGCGGCGGTCATTAGTTCGACCCCGCTACGAAAAGACCAACGGGCGAGAGATCGCCACGGTAAAACAATGAGTAAAGACGACCTCGCGGCACTGCCCAAGGATTTAAGCCTTGATCGGATTGTGGCCGCGTGCCTCAAGTACGGTGCCGACCCGCATGAAGTCATTGCCTACGCACTGACAGAAGAAGCCCGAATCGACGCGAAAGAAAACGGCATGACCCTCAAGGCGCAAGCCGACCTGTCGTGGAAAATCATCGACAAGGCCGAGCCTTCCAAGCAAGCAATCAAGCATTCGGGCGACGACGAAGCGCCTTTTATCATTCATTACTCGCGTGACGACGAAAAACTTTGAGCTAACCGACAAGCAGAAAGAAGCCTTCGGGCTTCTGGCGCAAGACCAGCGTTATACGCTTCTGTACGGTGGCACACGGTCGGCCAAGACCTTCACCCTATTGCGCGCCATCATCATGCGGGCAATGAAAGCCCCCGGCTCGCGGCACTTGATAGCCCGCTACAGAAAGAACGCCGTAGTTTCGACGGTGGTGAATCAAACGCTGCCGAATGTCCTTCGGTTGTGCTTTCCGGGCATGAAGGTGACACCGAGGAAACAGGAAGGCATATGGACCCTGCCGAATGGGTCTGAATTGTGGTTCGACGGGCTGGACGAAGCCGACCGGGTTGAAAAGATCCTCGGCACTGAATTCGCCACGATTCTATTCAACGAAGCCTCGCAGATACCCTATTCGACCTATCAAACGGTGCGCCTGCGGGCTGCGCAGGTGGTCGCAGAAGAACGTACCGGCGAGCCTTTAAGCCAGCGGATTTACATAGACGAGAATCCGCCCTCCAAAATCCATTGGACTTACTCGCTTTTCTTCAAAAAGGTTGACCCGGACACCAAGCGCAAGCTGCAAGACGCGCACGAGTACGCGTGTTTGCAAATGAATCCGGCCGACAACCAGAAGAACCTGTCGAAGCAGTTTATGCGCGACCTTGAGACCGCTTCGGCGCGGTATCGGAAGCGCTTCTTCGAAGGTGACTTCTCGGACAGTGATGAAAACGCGCTGTGGAATGACGAGATGATCGACCGCTATCGGTTGATTGACGAACAACCCCCAGACTTTCAGCGGATTGTCGTGGCGGTTGACCCGTCAGGCAGTCGCGACGACGAAGCGGCACAAAATGACGCAATCGGTATCGCTGTCGTGGCGCTTGGCGTCAATGGCCATGCCTACCTGCTGGAAGATTTAACGAAGAAATGCGGCCCCGCAACGTGGGGCAAGATTGTCACTTCTGCTTTCGAGAGACACGACGCCGACCGCGTAGTGGCAGAAGAAAACTACGGCGGCGCGATGGTTGAGTACGTCATCCGCACTGCACGCCCTGGGACGCCCTACAAGCCCGTCAACGCGACAAGGGGCAAGGTGGTCAGGGCTGAACCTATATCGGCGCTGTACGAGCAAGGGAAGGTGCATCACGTAGGGTATTTCTCCGAATTGGAGGAAGAACTCTGTGGGTTCACCACAACGGGGTATCAGGGTGAACGAAGCCCTAACCGTGCTGACGCCTTGATCTGGGCGATTACTGAACTATTCCCCGGCATGACCAAGCCTGAGAAGAAAGAGAGAAAGACAATCACCAGTCACCACTACAACACCGGGCGCGATAGCTGGATGGCCGCTTAATGAAATCGCACAAAGACTGCCTTGAAGAATTCCAAGAGATTGCCGAATTCGAGGCGCAGAACCGCGAGCGGTGGCTGGAGGATCTTCGATTCGGTTTCGCGTCTGACCAGTGGGACGAAAAGCTACGTCGGGCACGCCAGAACAACCCCCACGGCGCGCGTCCGTGCCTGACGGTGAACAAGATACCGGCCCACGCCCGTCAGATACTCAACGACATGCGCCAAGCGCGTGCGTCTATCAAGGTCTTGCCGGTAGACGATAAGGCCGACGTAGAAACCGCCGAGATTATCCAAGGCATCATCCGTCATATCGAGCACGTATCGAATGCGGACCAAGCCTATACGATTGCGGCTGAATATCAGGTGATGATGGGTGTCGGGTACTTTCGGGTAAACACCGAGTACACCGACCCCGTATACAACGAGCAAGAGATACGCATTCAGGCTGTACGCAACCCGTTTTCCGTCTACATGGATCCCTGGTGCATCGACATCACCGGGGGTGACGCTAAATCCTGCTACGTCGTCTCTCAGTACCCGAAGAAGGAATTCGAGCGCCGCTGGCCGAAAGCCATGATGGCAGACATTGAGAAACTAGGGCCGACTTCTGCCTCGGGCTGGTTTACCGACAACGGTGTCCGTGTCGCGGAATACTTCTGGATTGAGGAATACGACGAGGATTATGTGCTGGTCAACGGCCAAGCACACAAGGCAGACAAGTACGACCCCAGCCTTGGAAAAGTCCAGCGAGAGGCCAAGGTAGCCCGCCAGCGGGTGAAATGGCACTTGATGACCGGCGCTGAGATTCTTGAGGAAGCCGAAAAACCCGGCGAGTACATCCCGATTATTCGCGTAGTCGGTGAAGATTACGACATCGACGGCGACCGCATCGTGCATGGCATTGTCCGCCGTGCTCGAGATGCGCAACAGATGTACAACTTCACCGTTTCGGCTATCGCAGAGCGCAACGCGCTTGAACCCAAGGCACCGTGGCTGATTGCGGAGGAAGCCGTCGAAGGCCATGAAGATGAATTCGGCGCGGCGAATCGGGAAAACTTGCCTTTCCTGCGTTACAACGCTTTCTCTGAGGACGGCCAGCCGATGCCGGCACCCCAGCGTCAATTTCCTGTCGGGGCGAATTCTGCACTGATTAATCAGATGCAATCGTCGGATGCGGACATTCAAGCGACGATTGGCCAGTTCGCCGCTTCTCTCGGCCAAGTCAGCAACGAGAAGTCTGGCGCGGCCATTCGCCAGCGTCAGCATGTCGGCGACATCGCGACATTCCACTACCCGGACAACATGAGCCGGGCGATTCGTCAGGCTGGCCGCGTGATTATCAGCCAGATCCCTGAGGTCTACGACACGCCGCGTATTGCGCGAATTCTTGGCGAAGATGGCGAAGCAAAACAAGCCCGTCTCGACCCTGAGATTCAAGGCGCAATGGAAGAACGCAGCGACCACTCCAAGGTGTACAACCTCGGGGTTGGTAAGTACGACGTGGCTGTGACCACGGGCCCAAGCTACGCCACCAAACGCCAGGAAGGCGCAGAACGGATGCAAGCCTATCTCCAAGGCAACCCGGCGTTGTGGGGCGTGATAGGCGACCTCGCGGTGAAGCTGGATGACGGGCCTTACTCTGAGGAAATGGCCAAGCGTTTACGGGCGACTATTCCCCCTGAAATTCGTCAGGACGAAGAAGAAGCCGAAGCCCTGCCTCCCGAAGCAATGCAGCAAATCCAACAAGCTGAACAGGCTTTGCAAGAGCAAGGAATGCAGCTTGAGGAAATGGGGCAAGAAAACCAGCAGATGAAGCAGGCCATCGACGGCAAGTTGCTTGAACAGCAAATGAAGCAGCAGGAATACGAATTCCGTCAGATGGAAATGTCGCACGAAGCGCAGATTGCCCAACTCGAATACGACTTGAAGCAACAAGAGTTACAGGTCAAGCAACTCGAAGCGCAGGCCAAGCTCCAATTGCAAGCCGAGAAACAGTTTAACGACTCACAAGCCGCGCAAGCCTCAACGGAAGCGCAGCAGACCAGTTCCGCCGAAACCAACGCAATCTTGTTGGAATTGGCGCGCGCAACACAAATGCAGGGCGAAATGCTCGCAGCGATGTTGCAAGAAATGGCGAAGCCTAAACAACTCGCCGTACAAACTGACGCAGCCGGCAACATCGTCGGCGGCATCAGTCAAACCATCCAGTAAACCAAACTCGACGCCCAACCAAACCCGCCAAGTGCGGGTTTTTTTGTGCCTGTCGCCGGAGCCTTAGATGGATCAAAACGAAGTCGCGCCGATTGAGGCAGAAGCCGAAATAGAGGCACAAGAGGAATCGACTACCTCAGAAGATGCGAACACTGAACCGAAAGCGGAAACACCCCGCAAACCTCGGCGCTCAGTTGAACGTCGCATCGATCAACTCACCGCACAACTTCGCCAGAAAGAGCGCGAACTAGAGGAAACCCGCACCAAGTCAACACCCGAACCTGAGAAATCCCCGCGCCGCGAGGACTTCGATGATTACGAAAGTTTCATCGAGGCCAAAGCCGAGCACAAGGCAATTCAGGCCGCCGAGAAGCGTTTAAACGAGGCAGACACCAAGGCCAAAGAACGCGAAGCACGAGCGCAGGAAGAAAACCAGCAACGAAGTTTCGTAGAAGCCCGCGAGCACATCCTTGAAAAGGGGGCCGAGGCTTATGACGACTTCGAGGCGGTCACAACCAATGATGACTTGAGCATTACGCCAGTGATGGCGGATGCGCTGTTGAGTTCCGAGAAAGGCCATGAACTTTGGTACCACTTGGGCAAAAACCCCGAGCTAGCCGACCGGATTGCAGACATGCACCCGGTGCAACAGTTGATGGAGCTAGGACGCATCGAAGCGACGTTGAGCGGCAGAAAGCCTTCTGCTGCACCGAGACCCACGACCACGCTCAACTCCCGAGGCTCAAGCGCCAACGCGCTCTCGGACAAGCTGAGCACGGATGAGTGGATTAAAAGGCGGCGGGAGGAGGTACGTAAATCCTTCTAACGGAGCCCAGAAATGGCTAACACTATCCTCACCCCTACGTCGGTGACTCGCGAAGCCGTGCGTATCGCGCACGAAATGCTCTCCTTCACCAACACCACTTCTCTCCAGTACGACTCCAGCTTTGCAAAGAGCGGCGGCAAGATTGGCGAGAATCTCAAGATCCGACTGCCGAACAGGTACACCGTCCGTACCGGGAAGAACTTGAACGCGCAGGACACCACCGAGGAAAGCGTGACTCTTGCAGTTGCGACCCAGAAGGGTGTTGACATGGTGTTTTCGTCCGCCGAGCTGACCTTGGAGATGGACGATTTCAGCAAGCGCATTTTGCGGCCGGCAATGGCCGTGCTGTGTAGCAACATTGAATCGTCCTACATGTCCTATGTGACGAAGAAGGTCTATAACGCCGTCGGCACTGCCGGCACGTTGCCGACCTTCGCGCAGATTGGCCTTGGCCGTGCCAAGCTGAACCAGAACCTTGCCCCGAAAGACGGCGAGCGCTCGTGCCAGATGGAATCGGTCGATATGGCCGGTATCGTCGGCGAACTCAAGGGACTGTTCCACGACTCCAAAGAAGTCGCCAAGCAGTACCGTGAGGGCATGGTCGGCCGCGCGCTGGGCATGGACTGGTACGAGAATGAGCGCGTATACGCGCACACTCTGGGCGCGGACCTTTCCGGCACCATCAACGACACCTTGGTTGCGGGCGACAACACCATGACCACTGCGTCGGTGACGATGACGGCGGGCGATGTTTTCGATCTGGGAACAACCTGTAAAGCGGTTCACCCGGAAACCAAGGCAACGCTGGCCCACAACGCGCAGTTCGTCTGCACCGTGGCGACGTCCGGCAACTCGATCACGTTCTATCCTCCGATCTACGCAAGTGGACCGCTGCAGAACGTATCCGCACTGCCTGCGTCGGGTCAGGCCGTCACCGTCTACGGCACCACTCTAAGCACCGTTGTTCCCCAGCACTTGATGTATCACAAGGACGCTTTCGCTTTGGCGACTGCTGACCTTGAGATGCCGAGCGGCGTGGACTTCGCGGCGCGCGAGGTGTTCGACGGCCTGTCGATTCGTGTGGTGCGTCAGTACGATATTTCGTCTGACAACTTCCCGTGTCGTATCGACATCCTGCACGGCTACGAAGCCATTCGGCCCGAGTGGGCCTGCCGTGTCTACGGCGATTATTAAGGAGTTTGAACAATGGCAATTGAACGCGGAACCGATGTCGAATACATCGGCAACAACAGCAGCGGCGGTCAGGTGTTGGGCTTATCGTCCACGGAGCTTATCGGCTTCTACGGCAAGGCACCCATCGCACAGGCCACCATGACGGCACACAACACCAGCACCACCACCGGGCTTGCT